TAAAAGTGCTGTCAAAAAGCAAGAAAACAAGGGAACATAGGATGAGCAACTATGATGAAGATGAACGTGAACGACAAGAACGAACTGAAAGGTTTGAACACGCAATAAATTGTATGGATATTGCTCCAATTACAATGATGGCCTTTGAACGAGTTGCCCTTGAAAATAAAGTATCTCTTAAAAATCTATTGCAGACTATGTTACTTAATGCACTTGATAGGGAATTGTCTAGAAAACAAGATGTACAATTAGAATTTCCATTTGTTGAAGGTCGTTATGGTTGATTAATTTGGATAAATACTTAGATAACAAGTAAGGAGAGAAGAACAAAATGTTTGATTTATTTAATACTTCTGAAATGATGATGCTTGGATTGGTATTATTTTCATCATTTTGGATTTTTCTGTTTAATTACAGACAGGATAATAAGGATAAGTATAGCGGTCATGGATGGTTGATTTTACTTGATTTGATTATCAATATGGGAATGTCAGCAACTGGATATTTGTTGATTTCCATTGTATTTACAAATGTTCCACAACTAAAGGAATATGAGAGCTACCGTTATCCTATCGGTTATCTTTTTGGATTAACATCCAACGTGAGCATACCTATTGTTCTCAAGTGGTTTCAACAACAAATCACTAAGAAATTAAACGAAGCTGGAAAGAAATGAGGTAGATTATGGCAGAACAACACAAAGCACCAAAGAAAGTTGCAGATAAAAATGTTGATGTGATGGAACTGGAACCAGTAAAAGAGATTGAAATAGAAACCAAAGATTTAGTCGCATCAAGTAAAATATGGATATACACTATAATTGGATTGTTGGCATATATGATTTTCGTACTTGTTCCTTCAATAGATGAAAAAGTCACATGGATGGAAAAGGATTTAAGTTCAGTATTAGTACAATCAGAACGATTCAAGAAATCAACTAGAGTATTCGCAAAAGACAACCAATGTGCGACTTGTCACCTAAGTCCAGATTATCTTCTTCACAATCTATTATCAAAATATCCTAGTTTTTCTGATATTAAAGCCTTTATGGCAGTCGGACACCAGAGATATTTTACAATGACAACCCCGATTGCAGATGAAGAACTTCTGACAATATATCGGGCATTGCAATGATAATGGTAGGTAAAGTAATTGTATCTTTAATTTGGGCCTTTTGGATGATGGCAATGTCTTCAGTCGAAGGACAAGTCATAGAAGATAACACTACATCAGAATACATTCCAACGTATAGTTCAACATTTGATCAGGTGAAGAAAAGAGGATATGTCATTTGTGGTACTAATGATGAATTTCCAGGCTTCTCACAAGAAATATGGAGTGCTGAAGATGGTAGTAAGTGGGAAGGTTTTGATGTAGATATATGTCGTGCAGTTGCAGCCGCAATGTTCGGAGATGCAGATGCAATCGAATTTACTATAGTCAATGGAAGAACACGATTTGAATTCTTGATAGATGGCTCTATAGATGTTCTTTCTGCAACAACCACGTTTACTTATACAAGGAATGTTGCAAAGAAACTGGAATTCCTACCTACAACCTACTACGATGGTCAAGGATTCATTGTAAGGAAAACTCTTGGGGTATCATCTGCAAAACAGATGGAAGGTGCAAGAATATGTTTTAGTGGAACTGGAACGGCTGCAAAGAACATTGCAGACTATATGGAATTACATGGTATAAATTATATCCCTGTCGCAGTAAAACCCACAGAAAAAACAAAGAACGTATACAAAAGAGGTGACTGTGATATGTATGGTACAGATAGGTCTGGTCTTGCATCAAACCGATTGAGTTTTGAAGACCCTGACCGTCACATGATTCTTCCAGAGATTATCTCAAAAGAACCATTAGGGCCAGTTGTTAAGTATGGAGATCAGAAATGGTCAGATGTTGTTCGATGGACAATATATGTTCTGTTCATTGCAGAAGAAATGGGAATAAATTCAAAGAACATAGACAGTTTTAAGAATCATATAGATCCAAACATTCAACGATTTATGGGTGAAAAAAATGGAAAAGATCACCCCCATCTTGGAGCTAAACTTGGATTGAGTGCAACTTGGTCTTACAATATAATAAAACAAGTTGGAAATTATAAAGAAATATATGAAAGGAATGTAGGTGAAAATACCCCACTTGGATTACAACGTGGATTAAACCGATTATACAATCATGGAGGATTATTATATGCACCACCTCTTAAATAAGGAAGTATGTCACACGTTACACCGTTTTCCAAATCAGCGGAAACTCTTGAAAATGGAGAATCTGCTGAAAATCCTTTTGAAAAAGTACCAGAATACCGTACTTCAGTAGATAATATTCTGCGTGTCAATCACGGAAATCAGATGAGATTAGGTCTAATGGCAGACCAAAAAGCCAATATTATGATTACAGTTGCATCTATTGTGTTCTCAATAACCATTGCAAATTTAGACAATGAGGTGATGAAATGGCCACTACTGACATTTGCGGTAGGTAGTTTTTTCTCTTTATTGTTTGCGATTTTCGCAATTATTCCAAGTACAGATTATCCTACAAAGAAAGGCTCTAAGGAAATAGATAGGGAATCTCCACTATTCAATCCTTTGTTTTTCGGACATTTTGCACATTTATCGATAGAAGAATATAAAGAAGATTATGCAAAAACTTTGATGACTGATGATAAGGTGTACGATGCAATGGCCGGAGATATTTACGGACAAGGAAAAGTCCTTGCACTCAATAAGTATAAATTTCTCAAATGGTCTTACACAAGTTTTCTTTGGGGAATGTCTGGTGCAATTGTGGTGTTTCTCATTCAAAATATTGTTTAAATTTAATAAATGGTAATAAGATGCCAGTACAAACCATGCAACATATAGCAGAACATTCGTTATTCAAAGCAGCATTACCTCTCATTTGTGCGGCATTGATTGGAAGTATAACATGGATATTTGTAACGGTCATGGATTTAGACAAAGTTCTTCATCGAGTCGAACAATCAGAGATACCGCAAATCAATAAAGATATTGCAGATGGATATAAAAAATTAGATGAATTAGAAAAACAAATGACAGACCTGAGAATTAAATATGCAGAACTTGCATCACCAGGCCATCCAGCAAGACAACCATATTATCCAAAGCGTGATTAAAAATGATAGAACAAAAAACCTACTTAGGCAATCCTTTACTCAAATCCGCATATGTTCCTCAAGATTTCACTGAGGAACAGGTTGGAGAGTATGTTAGATGCCAACAAGATCCCCTTCATTTTGTCAATGAACATGTAAAAATTGTTTCTGTTGATGAAGGATTGATTAAGTTTGATCTCAGAGATTATCAATTAGATATGATTGACAGATTTCATAATGAACGATTTGTGATCTGTAAAATGGCCAGACAATCTGGGAAGTCAACTACAATCCTTGCATATCTTCTTCATTACATCCTTTTTAATGAAAATGTTTCGGTTGCGGTTCTTGCAAACAAAAAAGCAACTGCAATGGAACTTCTGGGAAGATTGCAACTTGCATACGAACATATGCCAAAATGGTTGCAACAAGGAATTTTGATCTGGAACAAGGGAAACATTGAATTGGAAAACGGCTCGAAAATTCTTGCTAGTTCTACTTCTGGTTCTGCAATTCGAGGTGGAACTTTTAATATTATTTTCTTAGATGAATTTGCATTTGTTCCACAGAACATTTCTGAAGAGTTTTTCAGTTCTGTATACCCCACTATTTCTTCTGGTAAAACCACAAAAGTATTCATCGTTTCTACTCCAAACGGCATGAATATGTTTTACAAGTTGTGGACAGATGCAGAAGAAAAAAACAATGATTATAACCCAATTTCAGTTCATTGGTCACAAGTTCCAGAAAGAGATGAAGAGTGGAAACAGAAAACTATTCGGAATACTTCTGAACGACAATTTCAACAGGAGTTAGAATGATCTTTTCTTGGTAGTTCTAATACTCTAATTTCTACTGATAAGTTAATGTCTATGCCGTTCAATAATCCTATTTTTCAAAATGATGGATTAGATGTCTATCAAGAGCCAATTACTAACCACACTTATGTAATGGTGTGTGATGTTGCGAGAGGAGTCGGACTTGATTATTCTGCATTTTCGATTGTTGATGTAACTAAACAACCTTATCGACAAGTTGCAAAATATCGAAAAAATGATATTTCTCCAATGTTATATCCAAATGTAATTTACACAGCTGCACAAAAGTACAACGAAGCATTTGTTCTGGTAGAAGTAAACGACATAGGACAACAAGTAACCGATATTCTTTATCATGATTTGGAATACGAAAATATAATGATGGTTACAATGCACGGCCGGAATGGACAACAAATTGGTAGTGGTTTTTCAAAGAACGTATCAATGGGGATTCGCACGACAAAACAAGTCAAACGAATTGGATGTGCAACTCTCAAGGACTTAATTGAGAGAGACAACCTAATCATTGAAGATTTTGATACGATTAGTGAATTGACTACCTTTATTGGAAAGAGTACTTCGTGGGAAGCGGATGATGGAGCCCACGATGATTTGGTCATGACTATGGTTCTGTTTTCTTGGTTAGTACAACAAAGATATTTCAAAGAGTTGACAGATCAAGATATACGAGAAAAAATGTTTGCAGAACAAATGAAACTCATTGAAGAAGAGTTGGTTCCATTTGGATATATTGAAGATGGTAATGATCCAGATGAATTTCAAATTCCAGGCGATACAAATGTATGGAAACCAGCGGGTGATAAAAATCAGTACGAATATTTTTAGAGATATTCTTTTTTCTTAGATTCAGATTCAAATCCAAAATCGTCTACTTCTTTTGTTACTTCAGTATTCAACAACAAAAGTAACGCATCTATTTCTTTTTCTAATTCTGGTCGAACATTACGAAGTCGAAAGAGATATTTGACACTTTCTTTTTCGATCATTTCTTTACTAACACGAACTGAACTATAACTTTTTTTATTTTGACTTTTGGTTTGAAGTACAAGATGATTGGGATTAACACAATCATTGTTTTCACAGGTTTGATGAACAACCATATTTTCAGCAATATTTCCTTTGTGTAAAAGATATGAAAATCGGTGTGCGGGCATAGATTTTCCATCAATCGAAAACATGCCATACCCCTGTTTTTGTCTGGCTGCATTCCAAACATGACAGTCATTGGTTTTATTGACTTTTATATTAAAACGTTTTATTGCTTTTTGTGGAAACTTCATATTTATCGTACACTAAATATTATTCATCAATTACTGTTATTTATAAATATTCCATAAGAACAAATGTAATGTTCTAAAGAAACTCATAAATTTTAATGGAGAACAAAGATGGCCTTTCAAGTAAGTCCAGGCGTAAATACCTCAGAAATTGATCTGACTAACGTAGTAGTCGGTGCAGGAACCTCCACTGGTGGGTTTGCCGGAAGATTTCGCTGGGGCCCAATCGAAGATGTTACATTAGTAACAGATGAAGATAATCTGGTAGATATATTCCAAAAACCAGATGATAATAATTTTGAACATTTTTTTACTGCTGCGAATTTTCTGTCTTATACAAGTGCATTGAACGTTGTTCGTGCTGCAAATACTACAGTTGCAAATGCCGCTGCACCAAAGAATGCTTGTGCAAATACTGGAACATATGTTAATGTTCAGATTACAACATCCGAAAATTACTACAACACTTATGATGATGAACAAGGTGGAACAGCATATAGTACTGCTGCAAACGGGCCGTTCGTTGCAAAATGGGCAGGAGATTTAGGAAATACGTTCAAATACTCCATGTGTCCAGCAGATAGACCTTCTGCAACATTAACTGGAGTTGGAGATTGGGCGTATTCTACAGGTGTTTATACAGGAACAGCCACTTTGTTCGGTATAGAACTTAGAGTTGGAGATGCTATTTCACTTGCAAGTGAAACAGGTTTACACATTGTAACCTCAATTACTTCTAATACAGTTGCGGCTTTGCGTTCAACAAGTTCATCCGATTCTGCTGATTCAGATGGACAAGTAGCTACTCGACAAAAGAGGTCTGCTTTTCACACTATTGCTTCAAATTTGAAGGGAACTGTTGCAACAACTGCCGATAGCACTGCTGTAACTGGAACAGGTACTTTATTTACTTCACAATTTATAGTTGGAGATAAAATTACTATCAATGGTGAAACCAGAAAAGTAAAAACTCTTACATCAAATGTAGCAATTGTTGTTGATACTAAATTCCTTGCAACTTCAACTGCTCAAACTTATACAAGAGATTGGGAATATGCGAGCGCTTTCCCAGAAGGCCCACCCACAACTTCAAACCACGCAGCAGACAAATCTATGGCATTAGATGAAATTCATATTGCAGTTGTTGATGAAGATGGGGAATGGACAGGAACACCCGATGAAGTCGTAGAAGCACACGCAAATCTATCAGTTGCAAAAGGTGCAAGAGATGATCAAGGTGAAGATATTTATTATAAAAATTGGATCAATGGAAAATCCAAATTTATGTGGTGGTTACAGCGTCCAATTGTTGACGGTGAAGCAACAAGTGGAGATTATACAACTCCTGCTGCTACTGGATCTAAGACGCTTCGTGCATGGGGTGCAACCGCCGATTCAAGTGGAACACAACAAGCAGATCAATTTTATATGCCTGGTAAACCTCAAACTGTAAGTTTGGCAGGTGGAATAGCTGGTACTGCACCAAGTGATGCAGATGTTATTCGTGCATATGACCTCTTGAAATCAGCAGAAGATGTTGATGTTTCTCTGTTAATGACAGGTTCACATGGTTCAACAGTTGTCCGTCATTGTATTGGACAAATTGCAGAATCACGTAAAGATTGTGTTGCATTCTTTTCACCAACAAAAGCACATGTTGTAGCAGTTACAAATTCTTCAACTGCAACTACTAATGTAACAGGACATCGTGATACTGTTAATCAGAACTCTTCTTACGCAGTTATGGACTCTGGTTGGAAACAAATGTTCGACAAACATAACGACAAAATGCGTTATGTTCCTCTGAACGGAGATGTTGCCGGACTTTGTGCTCAAACTGATCAAGTACGAGATCCTTTCTTCTCTCCTGGCGGATTTTCTAGGGGTCAGGTTAAAGGTGTTGTAAAACTTCCTTTCAATCCAAAGAAAGCAGAACGTGATAAGTTGTATCAATCACAAGTCAATCCAGTTGTTTCGTTCCCAGGCGAAGGTACAATCCTTTTTGGTGACAAAACACAATTGACAAAACCATCTGCATTTGATAGAATAAATGTACGAAGGTTGTTCATCCTTCTGGAAAAAGCGATTGCAAATGCAGCTAGATTCCAGTTGTTTGAATTCAACGATGAGTTTACACGTTCACAATTCGTTTCGATGGTTGAACCTTTCTTGCGTGATATTCAAGGAAGAGGTGGAATTCAAGATTTTGCAGTTGTTTGTGACGCTTCAAATAATACGCCACAAGTTGTAGATTCTAATTCGTTTAGAGGTGACATTTTTGTCAAACCTTCAAGAGCAATTAACTTTATCCAACTTAACTTTGTTGCAGTTCGTAGTGGAGTGGAATTTTCTGAAGTTGTTGGTGCTGTTTAATTTTGGACATAAATAATTAAAACAAGATTAATTTGGAGAAATAACAAATGGCATTAGCAGCAGATTTTAACGTAAGTAAATTAAAAGGGGCACTCGCCAAAGGTGGGGCCCGTCCCAGTTTATTTAAATTTACAGTTACAGGAAGCCCTGTAACGCTAACAAAAATGGAATATTTTTGTCAAGTATCTGCGTTACCTCCACTTACTGTAACCCCCATTGAAAAAATGTATTATGGTAGGACTGTAAAAATTCCTGGCGATATAGTATTTGGTGATTTAACTACAACCATTTATCAAACTGAAGATGGTACAGAACGTTTTAATCTTGAATCATGGATGGATCAGATAAATGGACATGTTGATAATGTAAGTTCATTGGAAGAAGAAACTACGAATTTTATGGGGAAATATTCTGGCGTAGGAACATTGTTTCAGTATGCTAAAGATGGAGAAACTACACTTT